GTCTTCTATGTCATTATAAACCAAAAACAAAAACCATGTCAGAAACAACACAAGAACAAAAAATCCCAACTACAGAAGAGTTTATTGCTCATATCACTGAGCAGATCTCTATTGCTGAGGTGAGAGCTAAACTACAAGCTCTTAATACACAGATTGCTAAGGATAGAGCAGAAGAGCTGAACGCATTGATGTTCATTGCTCAAGTGACCAATCCTAAAGCATCTGATGAACAAGCAGATGGTGAAGAACTTTCTGAAGATGTATTGCCTAAGAGAAAGCTTAAAAAAGACTAATCTATGGCTATTGTCAACCAAGTAGAAAAACGGGTGAAGCTTTCGCTTAGCCAGGTAGTTGAGTATCAGCTGTTGACACATTGTTTTCTTTCTAGTATTACTCTTAGTGTTGCGGATTTAAAGTGTTTAACTATGCTTGCTTTAGATAAGGAGCAGGAGTTAAACACTTTCTGCAACAAGGTGCATCAGAGTGGGATTTTCAAAAGTGCACAATCAGTGAGGAATGCCATCATAAAAGCAGAAAGAAACAATCTTATTGTAAAAGAAGGGAAGAGTAAAAAGAAGATCTACATTAATCCAGATCTTCGTGTACAGGTGGAAGGGAATGTATTCTTAGACTATAAATTTTTAAGCGTTGCATCCCAACAAACTTCGTAATCTTCTTCCCTCCTTTGCAATGGAGATGGGACGTTCTGTAGAAGAAGTGGAAGCTGTGACAAGTTATTATTACAAATCACTGCGTTCTAAACTGTCTTCTTTAGAAAGTACAATGGTGCACGTTCATAATCTGGGCAATTTCTATGTAAAAGAAAAAGCTCTAGATAAGAGTATGGACATCACTGGTAAGTTTCTATCTAGACTTAGTACAACTGATTTCACTGAATATGGTATGCGTAAGCAAATGAAAATAAACTATGACTTAATGAAAGCTTTAAAAGAAAAGCTGAATGATGAAAGGAGTCGTAGACGTGATATAATCAATAAACGTTTTAACAATGAGTCTGAAGAAAAACGTAATCCAGATTTGGAAAAATAAAGGTCAAATCCTTGAAGGATTGATGAACAACATCTTTAAGAAAGAAGATGTAGAAGAGATTGCTCAACATAGAATGAGCATTTGTAAAGAGTGTACATTATATGATGTAGATGGTAAGGGATGTGCTGTACCGGGTACACAGCCTTGTTGTAATGAAGGTATGGGAGGATGTGGATGTTCTCTATCCTTAAAGACAAGAGCTCTTTCTTCCGAATGTCCGTTGGGATATTGGAAAGCTGTGCTTTCTGAAGAGGAAGAAGACAAGCTAAATGAAAAATTAGGATTATGAGTTTAATATTTAAACCAGAAAAACACGAGTATGTATCATTAAACGGAGAGAATGTAGATTGGACTAGTGTCACCAGTTTTATTTCCAACTTCAAACAACCGTTTGATGCTGATACAATAGCTGCTAAGTCTAGTAAGAACAAGAAGAGTAAGTGGTATGGGATGAGTGCAGAAGATATTAAAGCTGCATGGAAGTCTGAAGCTAAACGTGCTACAGATCTTGGCACATGGTATCATAACTGCAGAGAAGCCGATCTGTGTAATTTACAAACAATAGAGCGTGAAGGAATTACAGTTCCTGTTTTCAAACCTATAGAAGTAGATGGAATAAAACATGCCCCCACTCAAAAACTTGAGGAAGGTATTTATCCAGAGCACTTGGTCTATCTGAAATCTGTAGGACTATGCGGTCAATCAGATCTTGTAGAGGTGGTAAACGGACATGTAAACATCACAGACTACAAGACAAACAAAGAGATTAAGACAGCAAGCTTTGTAAACTGGGAGGGCATCTCTCAAAAGATGGAAGCTCCCGTAGCTCATCTAGATGATTGTAACTTTAATCACTATGCTTTACAGCTTAGTCTTTATATGTACATCATTCTAAAGCACAATCCAAAACTTAAACCCGGAACACTCACTTTGCACCATATCATTTTTGAAGAAGCAGGTAGAGATAAGTTTGATAATCCAATAACAGCATTAGATACAAACGGAGATCCTATTGTTTTAGATGTTGTTCAATATGATGTACCTTATTTAAAAGCAGAAATAATAGAACTTATAAAATGGAAAACCAACAACCAGTAATATACAACCTTAATGATCTTATAGATTTTTATCTGCAAGGTAAGCTTCCAGATGGAGAAAAGATTTTTAAATATGAAGCGTCTTTTGGTCTTCATAAATGGATACATCTTGATGAGCTTAGAATACAAGCTAATTTTAAAGCTTATTATTCTACCGATCATAAGTATATAGAAGGATTTAGGGGGATTGTTAATGATCACCACCAACCTAAAAAGAAAGAAGATGATAAGACTGTTTGATATACAAAATGGACAGGTGATTCCTTCAGAGCATTGTTATACATTAGCATTTTTAAAAGATATAATGGATAACTTTCCTGATGATTATAAGAAGATATACACTTATCTTTTTTACATGACGTGTCCTAACCCAGACTTAAATCCTTTCTTTCATTTTCCAGATGAGGAAAAAGAAGAAGTGGTACTTCAAGAAATTGGAGCAGAGTTTTCTACAGATGAAGATATGATAGTGAGGGCGCTTAAAATGTGTGATAGAATGTATCAAACAGAAACATCTAGAGCATATTACGGAATTAAAAAAGCATTAGATAACATTGCTAGATATATGTCCACTACACAGATTACAGATGGTAGAGACGGAAATATTGCGCAGATAGGACGTATAGCAAAAGATTTTGATGCTATTAGACAAAGCTATAAAGGAGTGTATAAAGACCTTATGGAAGAACAACAATCCACTGTACGTGGAGGTCAAAACTTAGCATATGACCAATAAGCTTTTGATTGATACGTTTGTTATAGGAGTATTTTTTCTGTCGATAGCTTTTGTTATAACGTTGGTGTTAGAACTAATATCAAGGTTGAAAAGAAAAAAGAAATAGGTGTGTTAAACTTAAGTGTGTACAAGACAGTTCCTACATGGAACAATGGTATGTGGGAAACCACAGAGTTTGCATCTAGAGATGATTGGAAAGAATTTGTGCGTTCTGTATTTTTAGAGCAAGGTCCTGATGTAGGTTATAAGTTTGATGAAACATCTTTTCTTTTTAACGAACAAGCTAGAAAGTTTCAAAAGGATGGGTACTATTGTATAGCTCCTGTAAGAACTAAAGACTATATAAACTACTGGGATGATCAAAAGAATAAGTGTCGTAATGGAGTGATTTATATAAACAATGGTAAACAGTGGTATCTTAGTAGAGACTATTATATGTGGTTGAACTTTCTTCCCATCTATGATAAGGAAGAATCCAGGTTTGACTTTGCTAAGGTGAGAGATGCACAGTATCACATGGCTCTTTATGAGTGCTTAGCAGAACTAGAATATAAGCATTGTCCAATTCTAAAAAAACGTCAGATAGCGTCTTCTTATTTTCATGCTGGTAAGCTTATAAATATGTACTGGTTTGAACAAGGAGCAATCCTTAAAATGGGTGCTAGTCTTAAAGACTACATTTCAGAAAAGGGTACATGGAGAATGCTTAATGAGTATAAAAACTTTTTGAATGAGCACACTGCATGGTATCGTCCTAACGATCCAGATAAGGTGTTAGCATGGCAGCAGCGTATTAAGGTGAGGTTGAATGGTAGGGATACATTCAAAGGATTATTCTCAGTGTTGCAAGGAACATCGTTTGAAAAAGATGCAACAGCTGGTGTCGGTGGTCCTGTCACCTACTTCTTTCATGAGGAGGCTGGAATCGCCCCTAAGATGGATGAGACATACGAGTATATGCGTCCTGCTATGCAATCAGGTATGATTACAACGGGTACATTTATTGCTGCAGGATCTGTGGGTGATTTGGATCAATGCGATCCACTAAAGAGTTTTGTTCTAAAACCCGAAATATACGACATGCTTTCGGTGACAACATCGTTACTGGATGCTAAAGGTACAATAGGAAAGAGCGGACTGTTTATTCCAGAGCAGTGGAGTATGCCTCCTTATATTGATGAGTATGGAAATTCTAAAGTGCAAGAAGCTTTAGAAGCTATCAAAAAAGAACGTGAAAAGTGGAAGAAAGAGCTGAGTCCAGAACAATATCAACTACGTATATCACAGAAACCCACTAATATTGAAGAAGCGTTTGCATTTAGAAAAGAGTCTAAGTTTCCTCAACATCTTGTGTCTAAACAAATGCAGCGTGTAGAGGATAAAGAATATCCTTATGAGCTGTTAGATCTTTACAAAAACGAACAGGGTAAGATTATTGCACAAGAGTCTAGAAAGCTTCCCATCTCCGAGTTTCCTATTTCTAAGACAGCAGAAGAT